GATGAACTGGATTGTGGTGTTGAGAATCCTCAGGGACTTGCTGCCGTTGACGGCGGCTATAGCGCTGGCCGCAGGGTTGGATGTGGTCGTGCTGGAACTGCCCCTGATCTCGATGCCAGTGAACACGCAGTCGTCGGAGTTCACCGTGAATGCTTCAGTGCCCGTGAACGAGGAGCCGATGCGGATGGAAGAGTTCACGGGGCCGGAACCGGCTACGGTGATCGGCTGATTGAGCGCAATGGTACTTGAGCCGTTCAGCAGGTAGACGCCTGGCGGGAAGTAGAGAGTTCCCCCCGCCGTGAGCAGCGCAGCTGCTGCGTTGATGGCCACAGTGTCATCAGCAACGCCGTTACCGATGGCTCCATGGTCCTTCACGTTGACAGTGACAGTGTCCTTGGGCATCGCAGCAGCGGCGGTACCTTGCACGGTGACGATAGCCGCAGCGTTGGCGGTTATCCTGCCGTCCTGGTCAGTGAATGCCGCGTTGACGGGAACGTCCCAGTCGGGCGTATCCTTGGGGATCGGTACGTACGTCACAGTCCAAAGCCTCCCTCTCCGAAGCCACCCTCGCCGAATCCCTGATCGGGGACGAGAGTGAAGTTTGATGCATCAGCGGCCCCAGAGGAGATGATGCAAGCCCTGACCGAGCTGTCCACGATGTGTTCGTAGCCACCCCGGAAGTAGTGCAGGCCAACCCTTGGGGCATCCCAGAAGGCAGTGTCCTGCTCGTTCGGGTTGGGCGGTAGATTGACCGCCCCTATCTCGTTGGTGTAAGCGTCGTAGCGCACCTGCTGGTATACGCACGGTGAAACTTCTACGACGCTCACAGCTCTGTCTATGCGGAACCGCTCCATGAGCGGGCTCCACGCGAAGGGAGCCTCAGCCACTGTCGGCGTGGTGAACACATAGCTAGCCACTGAGGCTCCTTTCAGATCACTGACTATTGAGCGTGAACCACTGCGTACCATCGGAGATGATGGTGCACCGACCGGTAACGCCGCCGACAGTGCCAGCGGTCATCGCGAACGTGGTGGCACCGTTGATATTCTCCGACGCGTTACCGTCGATCGTCAGAACACCAGTGTTCTGACAGATCAGCTGATAGACGCGGCCCGGCTGGGTGGTAGCCACAGCCGGAAGGTTGACCGTCTTGGTCGCAGAGTTGGTGTAGATGGTGACGTAGTCCGTTGCAGTCAGCGTGTCGGTAGTGCCGGACACCGTCCGAACGGTATAGCTGGTGTCGTCAAACCCAGACATAAAACCTCCAAGAAGAGAGGGGCCCCGAAGGGCCCCTCAACTAGATCAGACAGTCGGGCGAGCAGACGAGGACGTCTGAGCCACGATCAGGGACTCGGGACGGTACAGCGACCAGCCAGCCACGCCGTACCAGCCCAGAGGCTGGAAGCGGGTCAGCTTGTCAACGACCGGACCACGGACCGTGTGGAACTCCTCCGCGACAGCCTCGGCAAGAGCCTGCTGTCCCGTGTAGTAGGTGTTGTACACGCGGACCTGGCTCGCGCCAGCGCCAGCACCAGACTGGACGTTCTGAGCACGAGGAGTCTCGATGTAGCAGGCACCCTCGTACTCGCCGATCTCCGCAGCCCAGATGTTGCCAGCCGCAGAATAGACGTGAGGATCGCGCCACGCAGCCGCACCGGTTTCACGGCGCAGGTCGTAAGCCGCCTGCGGGTGAGTATAGGCGGTGTAGTAGCTGTCCTTGTTCGGGTGAACCTTGTTCGTCCGAAGCTGAGTCACAGAGAACCGGGCGATGTCCGAGTTCAGGACCGAGTTACCGGACGCGCCAGAGGTGCCGATCGAGGTCAGGGCAACCGGGTTGGTCGGGGTCGAGCCGAAGCCGTAACCGAGAGCACCCGTGGTACCGTCACGGCGAACCGTCTGGGTACCAGTGGCCAGGACGTTCTGAACCAGCAGGTCGATCGAGTCGACGAGGTTCCACGCCACCTGGTTGACGAGACCAGCAGTCACGTCGGTGAACGAGAACAGGTCCAGCTTGTTGCTGACGAGGATCGCGTTACCGTACTCGTTGAGAGTAACGGAAACCGTGGTCGGGTTACCGGCCGCAACGGCGTCCGGGTCGACCAGTTCGTTCAGCGGGGTGATAGCCTGAGCGAGATCCTGGTACAGTTCGAAGACGATCGAGCTACCGGGCATGGCCTGCTGAACAGGTCGCTTGTCGGCGATCATACGGAACATGGGCTGCGCACGCAGGGCGAACTCAAGAGCGCGGTCGTACGCGGTCTGGACGAGGTTCGCGAGTGCGGCGGTACCCGTAAAGGCGTTAGCCATTTGTCACTCCTTCATGGGAAGGGTCAGACTCCGTTCATGTTGGTGAACGAGTTGATAAGACCCTTGAGATCAGTAGCATCATTGACGGCTGCCTGAGCAGCCTCCACGTTGCCCACCGGAGTCCCGTCGTTCCCTGCACCGTTCAGCCTTTCGAACTGAGCCTGCATGGAAGCGGGAAGTGCGGGCGGTGTGGCGACAGTCTCGGCAGCCTGCTGGGGCTGCCCATTGGTGAAGACGGAGCGCATCGTGTCGACCCACTCCTTGGCCTTCTCCGGATCGGCGGGTCCGCTGTACACGTTCTGTGCACCCGGAACGCCAAGAGCTTCAAAGACGGTGGCCATCTTGGACTTCTCTTCCCTCTCAAGGAAGCTCGTCAGCTTCTCGGACAGGTCATCGATAGTCTTCTTCTGTGCCAGATACGCATCGCGAAGGGGCTTAGGGCCGTTCAGTTCGGTGTCGTTGCCCAGCTCGCTCGCGTTGCCGTTGTCGTCAAAACCCCAGTTGGTCATAATGACCCTCCCATTAGTTGAGTGCACGCCAATAAGCCAGCCCGGGGAGGCTGGTCACGCTCGTGCGTAGATGCCGGACTTGATACGAAACATGGGGCCGGTCGGTCCATGTCTGGTAGCGGGGGCTGGATTTGAACCAGCGACCTCCAGCTTATGAGGCTGGCGAGCACTCCGAGCTGCTCTACCCCGCTGCGAAGATTTGGCTGCACTGGTTGACCAAATCTTCTTGGCCATCAGGGGACGCCCACTCCGTTGCCAGTTTTCGTTTGCGTCCTACGTTGATGGCCACTTCTTACCGTGCAGACTGAGACTGACTCAGACCGGCACGACCTGTTCCTGTACCGGCGCCGAAAGCGCCGCGTTCCTGGCTGAGGAGTCCAGCCTTCTTGGCTGTGGCGGCAGCGCTGCCTTCAAGGTCGGCCTGCTCGGACTCTCTCTGAGTCCAGCCCTGGCCGTACATGCCACCAAGGCTCTGCATGGTTCCCAACTCTCCAGCCACCTGAGCGTAGCCCTGAGCGGCAGCCGACTGGCTGACGCCCTCCGTGGCCAATTGCTCAGCGTAGGACTGATCGAACGCCAGGCCCTGCTTGAGCGCTTCAGCGCCGATCTGGGCTGTAGCCGCCTGCTTCTGAAGGAGCGGAAGCGCCTTCGTCGGGTCGAGGTAGTATGCGGTCAGGTTGGCGTCGTCGATGCCCATCTGGTTCAGCGCCTGCCGGAAGGCAGGCGATGCCAGCGTCGTAGCCTGAGTGGCCAGATCGACCCGAGACTGAATCTCTGACGGCGACACGTTGTTACCAATCCAGGTGGCGAAGTCTGAGGGCTGATCATAGAAGCTCTCGGGCAGTCCGGCAGACTTCATGATCTGCTGGTAACTCGCCTCTGTGGCGAGATATTCGGCGGGGGAAAGGACTGGAAGTCCTGCCTTGATCCTCGCCTGGTTGCCAGCGAACCGAGCCTTGTATTCGTCGGTGTCCTGAAGCATGATCGAGATCGTGTCGGACGAGTAGCCGTTCTTCACGTAGTCGTAGATCTTGCCAGCCAGAGACTGAAGCCCGTACGTCTTGAACAGGGCATTGACGGCCAGGTAGGCATCACGGTCAGCTCCCGTAAGGAGCTTGTCGTACTGGCCAGTGGTGACATAGAGCCCATTCAGCTTACCGTTCAGGCTGCCTAGAGCAGCCTGCTGCATGGCCAGCTGTGAGTTCAGCTTGGCCTTGGCTGCCGCTGTGAGATTCTTGCCTCCGGCCTTGATCTTGGCGTTGATGCTGCTGATCAGGCTGTTCGTCTTGGCGATCTGGAGATTGTACTGCCGCTCTTGTTCGGCGGGCGTGTTGGGGATTGTTGCCACGCCAGTATCTATAGCCACATCGTCTCCTTCAGTACTTCACGCCGAAGTCCGATAGGACTTGATGGGCTACTTGCATCATAGAGTTCTGAGCGTTCTGCGTAGACTTCCAGCGAGGGTCTTCTCGGAGCTTGTTCTCGAACTGCCAGATAGGCATAGCCTGAGAGGCCCCAGTCTTGGGGTCCTTGCTGTTGAGCGCAGACTTGATCAACTTGTCCTGCACCGAGACGGACCCGGTCGGAATCTCAAGGATGGTCTGCATCGAGCTGAGGTACGGGGAAGCGATGTCCGCTACCGTCTGGCCTGCGTCGAGCTGCTTGGAGAACGTGGGGAACTGGGCCTTGGCCTGCTTCAGGATCTGATCCTTGTAGTCCTGCAAGGCCGCTACCCCACGAACCACATTCCGGGCGTTGCCCGTGTACCAATTGCTCGACATGGTGACACCCATCGAGTAGGCGTACGACCTGAGCTGGTTGATAGCGTCTCCACCTTCGCCCTGCAACCCCTTGTCGAAGAACACGTACTTGCCGATGGTGTCTCGCAGTGTGGCATCATCCCAGCCCTTGGCTGCATAGTTGTATGCCCACTGCTTGATGCGGCCCATCTGCGTGGTGTTCTCGACGATGCCCATCTGTGCGGCCAGCTGCCGCACATGCACGTAAGCCTGCTGCAACTTCTGGTCGGCGGACTTGGGGTCACCGAACTTGAGGGTGAGAAAGTCTCGCTCGGACTGCGAATGCGTCTTCCACCACTTGGTGTCCCTGATCTCCGCCTGGAACTTAGCGGACGACCAGGTATTCTTGACGGCCTCGTTGAACTTTATCTTCAGCTCGGGGTTGGCGTCGAGGAAGGCTTCGTTGAATCCGTAGGACTCGGCGGTCTCGTTCTTGCTCATCTTGTCGGCCGCCTTCACCGCACTGGAAGAGTAGGAGGACGAAGAGCCCCCCGAGGACCCTCCGGACTTGCTGATGACACCGTCGACGTAAGACTTGATCGATGGGCCACCCCACTGGGACTTGGTGGACTGATCCAAGTTGTGATTACCGGGGCCTGCGTACCACGCGGCAGCAGCGCCGCGTGCACCCCACTTGTTGAAGTAGCCGTGCAGGATTCCGGAGACGATCTTCTCTTGCAGGCTCGGAGTGTGCAGGAACTGCGAGGTAGAGATCGAGTAGCCGAGCACCTGCTTGGACCAGCCTGCCACATTGGACGGCATGACCTGGTACTTGCCGAGAGCGCCCGACTGCCTGTTGACTGCGCCGTAGTTACCGCCGCTCTCCTGAGCGGAGATCCCGGACATGAACTGGCTGAACGTAAGAGCCACGCCGTTACCTCCAAAGACGATTGACAGAGTGAGCCAGACGCTCGTGATGAACTTAGCTAGAAGAAGAACCACTGACTAGGCCCATGTCTTTGAGTACGCCCATGCCAGCCTGCATGACCGAGTCCTGAGCGTTCTGGGTAGACTTCCATCTTGGGTCGTTCCGTAGCTGGGACTGGAAATCGGTCAGCGTTGTACCAGTAGGTTTGCCGTCTGCGTTCAGCCCGTTAAGGGCTGACTTGATCAGAGGGTCAGAGGCATTGAAGTCCTGATAGGGAACCTCCAGCTCCTGAGCCGCCATCTGGACGTACGGGCTGGCGATGTCCTGCACCGTATCCCCCGCTTCGATCTGCGTTTGGTACGCGGGGAACGTAGAGATGGCCTGCTGCTTGACCTGATCCTCAAAGTCCTGCGTGGTAGCCAGCTTCCTGACTACCAGTTGGGCTTGGTTCTTGATGGCCTGGTCGGTGACGGAGACGCCCATCTGGGCGGCGTACTGCTTCATGGTGTACTCGTGCATGCCAGCCTCGC